GCACTACCCACTGACGCCGATGCACTGGACTACCTGTCACGCATGGCAACCGCTGACGGTGCAGGCGTGGAGACGGGCGTTGCTATTGCGGTGGACGAGTTCATCTCGGCGACAAAGAGCAGTGGCGTCTGGGACTCCATACGGGCATCCTGCATCCTCGCCGGTGCGAGGACTCTCGCTGGTGCGTTGGTCCCGCTGAAGAATGAGGGGCCGGAATTGTGGGCGGAGCAGACGCCCACCATCAACAATGCAGACGGGTCTGCGGCTGAGTGGGATGCCGCTACGCTCACCATGTCGAACACGTCACCGACGACTTCGATCATTCGTCCTCGATTTGATTTCTATGTTGGACTTGAGGACGGAAAGCAATATCGCATATCTGGAAGACTATCTGGCGATTTAGCGAGCATTCGCAACAGTGTATTCAGAATGGGCAACACCGGATCAAGCGTTGACATCGACCCTTCTACTGGGCTGTTTGATTCCACAGGCACGGCGTCAGGCGGACTACTCCCGCTCTTGTTTACGTTTGACGGCAGCCTTGGGCCATTCTCCGTCACCATTGAATCCATCTCCATCCGAGAGGTGATCGCCGCCCCGACGAACGTCGCTGATGGATTTGTTGAGGGCGATTACAGCAGAACCAGCGGATTAACAGGTGATGGGGCAACGACGTATCTGGATAGCGGGCGGGCGAATGATGACGAAACGCAGAATGACAAGCACATTGCAGTCTTTACAACGCAGCATCACACTAGGGACGCAACCCGGTGCGACATAGGCTGCGGTGCTAACAATGTTGGTGATTCTCAACTCTTGACTACAGCGACGACTCGCTTTTACCGCGCAAACTTCACTGGTGCAGTATCAGGTGTTGCGGATACCGCAACGTCCGATGGATTTTGGGGAGTCGCCAGATCGTCCAGCAGCAATGTCGTTGGCAGATATGCGAGTACATCAGCACCCCTTAGCGATCCATCATCTAGTCCTACAGCCGGTGCTATTTTTGTGTTTTCCCGTGAGGCGGCATCGTACTCTGACGCCACCATCGCCTTCTACAGCATCGGCACCTCGCTTGGCACTGATCCAGCAGTCGGCCTTGCCGACCTTGACACCGCCGTGACCAACCTCATCAACCGTCTGAAGTTTGCCATCCTCGTTGGCGAGAACCCCAGCGGCCTAGACCCTGACACCATCGACTACATTGTGCGCGGCTATGAAGCAGGAGGATCACTGGAATGACCCTAAAGGCGCGCATTAGAGCCATCGACCGCTTCATCAAGGGTTGCCGTGAGGACGGTATCTACGATGACCTCAACGCTTGCTGCGTAATGGCGGGCTGGGACTCGCTTGCTGGTGCGCTGACGCCACTGGTTGGGGCTGCACCGACGAATGCAAACTTCCTTGACGCTGACCTTGACCGGGGCGTTGGTCTAACTGGAGACGGCAGCACAAAATACTTGGACAGCAACAGGGCCAGCGAGGAAGACGATCAAGACAGCCACCACCTTGCAGTATTTCAGACAAGCCCGCAAATCGGGAGCCCGAAATACATTGCCGGTCGCGGCATTGTTGATGCAGGTACAACTACGCTTGTTGGCGTGTCAAGTGCGACAAACAAACTGTACACAAGAAGCCGAAACTCAGCGGACAACGGCGGTGCGGCAGGCCTTTCGGCCACCGGGCTACTAGGGATGTCCAGAAGCGCAAGTGATAACTACGATGTGAGAGTAAATAGCAATAATTCTAACACGGTGCAAGACAGCCAAACGCCGCTTACTGGAAACCTATGGGTTTTCCGCTCCAACAATGTCGGATCAGGGTCTTCGTATGATGGCACATTATCATTCTACTCTATTGGCTCTGCCACCAACCTCGCCCTCCTAGACGCCCGCGTGTCCACGCTTATGGCTGATCTGCGAGCCATTGAAGAGGCTGGTTTTGATAGGGATGCCATCGCCTACATCCGTGCCGTTGAAGAGGCAGACGGGGCGTATCTGGAAACCTCAGTGAAGGTCGCCATCAACAATCTGGTGAGCGGGCTGAAGGCCGAGGGGTTATGGGATGCCATTGGCAGCAGTTGTTTACTTTGCGGACCTCGCACGCTGGCTGGGGCACTGATTCCATTGCGTGGCCCAGCGCCAACGGCAGAGGGCGGCTGGGCGGCTGGCGACTATGACCGCTCAACCGGGATGAAAGGCAACGGCAGTTCTCTTTATCTGGACAGCAACTATGGGCCTGAAAACTTGAACGATGCGGATGTTCATCTTTCTGTGTATATGACAGAAAAATATGACAGCGGCACTGCAAACAGGTTTATTTCCCAAGACAACAACAACCTGACGATATTGGATTCATCAGGAGCCACTGGATTTCGGACAAGAGTTGTGTCGTCAACACTCTACACGCTAGGAACTAGTGCTGCGGTTCCATCACTCGTTGCAGTCAGCCGTTCATCCAGTGAATCCTTCTCTTGGTTTGGGTACGGAGAGAATGGCACGCAGAGCGACAGCGGAGGGGCCGTGAACGAGTCCGCAGGAAATCCATTTGTTTTTAAGGGGAGTGTTGGTCAACTCAACTACTCTGCAAGCAGGCTTGCGTTTTACAGCGTTGGCTCTTCGCTAGACCTCGCCAAACTGGACAGCCACATCAGTTCTTATGTCACAGCAATCGGAGCAGCCATCTAATGCCTGACATCGACGAACCACTGCCACTTCCTGAGAACCCCGCCACCGTCGCAGAGTTGCTTCCGCACCTGCCAGTGCCGTATGACTACGCTCGCCAGTATGCGTGCGTGTTCTCTGCTGAGTTGGCTGACCGGCTAACAACTGTGCAGGCTGAATACCCCCAGCAGTTCCGCGTCACGCCGCTGGCGATGACCGATGGACGCTATCTGATTAGAGGAGCATTGCTCTCAGAAGTGCCGAACGGCCTCTATGGGCATAACTTTGCCCGTCTGGATGCCAGCCGCTTTGACGAGATCGCACTGGTCCCGTGGGCCGAAGCGGTGGCCCTGCTGCCGCAGCCAGACCCTGTGGAGCCGTAAGAAAAAGACGGCATCTTTTCTTAAAGAGTGACCGTAGATTGACCGTTTCAGGCGATAAGGGAAAGCACCCATGAACTACATCACAGCAGAGTCTCGCACCGGGTATGACCGGCGTTATGAAGATAAGGTCTTCGCCGCTGACACCCGCTGTATCGAGATGGTGGACTTCGTAGGAACTGGCGACCAGCACGGCTTCTATTTCTGCCGTGCCGAGTCTTTCTACAGGTGCTTCGCCAACGCCACGTTCAACGGTCCCTGCATCGTAGAGATCGGTGAGTTTCCTGCCGAAGAGTATGACGAGCGAGGTGAGGCAATCACCGACACGCGAATCAACATGGCGGCAGCGTTCAGAAACAGCGACCTGCAAATCTTACCGCATGGATGCAGCCGGTATTTGATCGACAAGACCAACAATATGTTTGAGGGCTGCAGGTCGCTTCGCTCTTGGTCACCGGCAGAGATGATCGCTGCGGGGATCGCGGGTGTAGATGATCCGCAAGCACCTCGCATCCTCAAGTCAACCGGCATCGCACAGCACGCCTTCTTGTTCAATCTCGCACCTACCTCGATGCGAAGGATGTTCGCGGGCTGCACGGCATACGATGGCAAGGCGGTCAACGTCATCAGTTGGTCGCGGCTTCAAGGCGAGCGAGCAGCCGAAGGCTTTGCTGCTGGCTGCCGATTTGCTCCGCATTTCCTTGACGCGATCATCGCGAGCCTGCACCGCGAGTTTTTCGTGCTTCGCACTGTCACGACGCCGCTGGTCAACGTCGATCTCGGTGCTGGCAGGGTGACAGGGCAGACCGCACAGCAGGCAGCGGACCTGATTGATGCAGGAATCCAGTTGACAGGTTTTGAGATAGCCTAGCCGCTGCGATACACTGAGCAAACCCTAGGAGGTTACGAACAATGTCAGAGGTTGATATCGTCCGCAGGGACAAGAGCGTCTCAGTTACGCTCGCCACTACCACCAGCTCTGCGTCCACTGTGCGGCT